AGTCCGGCGAAACCCCGATGGGCGAAGTCTTCAACATCTACCGCGACAACCCCAACACCCACGCCGCGCCCCGCGAATTACAATATACACTCCTCGGCGACAGCATCCGCTTCCCCGACGACACCGAAATCCCCACGACATGCTGGGTCCGCTACCGGATTCGCCCCGACACCTACACGACGAGCAACCTCTCGGCCACCGTCCCGGCGGTCCTCTCCAAAGCCGTCGGCTACCTCCTCACCGCCGCGCTCCTCGAAGAAGACGGCCAGCTCGACAAATCGACGCTCATGGAAAGCAAAGCGGAGACCGAACTCATCACCGAACGCGACAAATTTTACTTCCAGCAAAACCAACCGCAAACCTGGTCCGCCCGGGTAAATTATTACTGATCTCAACTGCCAACTGAAAACTGCCAACTGCCAACTCTAATCCTATGAGCCATCCCAACGTATCACTCACAAACTTCCGCACCAAGATTGTGCGGTTCACGCCTGTCGTAGACACCAACGCCTATGCCGCCGGTGATGTCCTCTTCGACACAACCTCCGTGTCCTTGAGCAACAACACTACGGCCGGAGCACGCGGCACCATCCTGACCGCCAGCATCATTGACCGCGACGATGAAGCATCGCAGACCATCACGCTGTATTTCTTCCGCAGCAACGTCAGCCTCGGCACGATCAACTCGGCGCCCAGCATCACCGACGACAACGCCGCCGAGATCATCGGCACCTGCACCGTCACCACCGGCACCGACCTTGGTGGATGCCGCTACGGCGAGACCAGCGGCCTTGTCCTTCCCTTTGAGCTGCCCGCGCAGAACCTCTTCGTTGCCGCCACGACCGGCGGCACGCCGACCTTCACCAACGCCAACGACATCCGCGTCCGCCTCTCGATCCAGCTCGAAAGCCCCGTCTAACAGCAATGCCCGCGCCCTTCGACAGAAGCCTTGTCATGGACAGTGACGCCGCCGCCTACTGCGCCCGCAGTGGAGCGACGGATCGCATTGCCATCAATGCTTTCGTGCGCAGAGTCAAGGCGCTCGGACTGTGGGAAAGCATGGTCTGCTGGCCGCTTCGCTCCAGCCAAAACGCCGGAACCGGCACCATCGCGTATAGCTTGGGTGGATTGGGGACATTCAATGGGACGCTGGTTGATGGGCCGACTTGGGGGGCGGATGGGATCGACTTTGACGGCAGTGATGACCGCATTGATCTTCCGGCCATTGCTGCTGATACAACAGCATCGTTGTTTTATGCGGTCGCTTATGGAGCTGGAAACGAACAAAAGCCATTAAGGGTTAATGAAACGGAACTAGGCGCGGCGTTTTTTGCGAACGAGGGGGTTGAGGCGGTTGGCGTTTTATCTCCATTTCCGCTCGTTGGCCGAAGCACAGTTATTTCTGGGCTGGGAGCTAATGTGTGGCATACGGCAACTGGTGTTTTTGACAATTCCGCAACAACTATTTCTCGATTCTACAACGGCGGAAGTAAGCTAAGTAATACATCCGCATCGCTAACTGGTGGAGCGACAAATGCGGCGTATATTGGGGTAAGGCTGCCAGGCAACTCTCATGTGGACGGGGTTATTTCGGTCGCAGTGTATTTAGACGTTCCGCTTACAGACAGCCAAGTCACCGCCCTGCACAACCTCTACCGCGCCACCCTCGGCGCCGGCCTCGGACTCCCATGACGCCAAACTTCGAGACCACCGAACGCATCATCGCCGCGCCCGCCAGCGCCGTGAGCACGATGTTTCCCGATCTGCTCGCGCAGTATGGCCAAAAGTTGCCCGACGCCGGACGCAGCATTCTAACCATCGGCGGACATTGGGACGACGCCGCCAAGACCCGCATCCGCGCCGCCAGCCTGACGGACGGCACGATCACTGGCCAGCCGCTCACAGACGGACGCCTCGCCTTCCGCTGCCTCTGGCAAGCCGACCTCGCCGCTGCGTTTGATGCAGGCGAGATCGAGGGTGTCGAGCAACTGACGGAAGAACAACTCTCAACCCTCATCCCTCAACCCGAAGTATCGCTATGACGTATTGGCACACACATTTTTCAACGACCGAGAAGGGCGTGATCGGCACTGCGACCAGCATCGGATCGTCCATCTTTTCAATGTTACCCCACTTGGAAGCAACCCTCCGTATAGGCGGACTCATCATCGGAATTTTGGTCGGACTGGCCACGCTCATCAGCGTCCTTCACGACATCAGAAAGAAACAGAAAGAACTAAACAAATGAGAAACTGGAAAACTACACTCCTCGGAGTCCTCACCATTATCGCCTCGCTCTCGACCGCTGGCCGCGAGTTCTTGGCCAACGGCACCATCCCCGACCTCGGCCTCGTCGGCGCAAGCCTACTCGCCGGATGGGGCTTAATTGTCGCCAAAGACGGCACCGCCCGGCTCTGAACTCCGACGACATGCGCACCATGGCAATCAAATGGATCGCGGCGGCCATCCTCTTGGCCGCCTTCGCCCTGCTCGCCACCGGCTGCGTCACGCTGGGCTACGACTTTATTAAGCAACAGGCCACCGTAACGGTCACGCCTAGCACCAAGGGCTACGCGAAGTAAGCGCATGTGGAAGTGGATCAAGAGACTGTTTGGCAAAAAGTCCGAGACTGGCCCAGCGCCAGCCTCGCTGAGCTTGCCATTCGTATCCACAACCGCCTCCACGCCATCCGCGAGCAAGAAGACCTACGACGAGCGGCGGATGTTCACGCCGAACCAAAGCTCCCGCCCAATCACCCCGGAAGCGGTGATCCTGCATCATACCAGCGGAAGCTATAATGGATCGGTGAGCTGGTGCATGAACCCTAACAGTCAAGTGAGCTACCATGTGATTATCGCCCGCAACGGACAGCGCACCGTCCTCGCCGACGACACCGCCCGCTGCTGGCACGCCGGCAAAAGCTCCTGGCTGGGGCGGCCGGATCTCAATAGCTGGAGCCTTGGGGTGGCATGGGAGGGTGACACCTACACAACGCCGCTCGGGGAAGACGCTATCGCCAGCGCCCTCGAATACCTCGTCCCTCGCATGCGCAAGTGGAACATTCCGCTGACCCGCGTGCTCACCCACGCCGAGGTGGCGCCCGGACGCAAGAACGACGTGTCCATTGCCGCCGCCGAAACCTTTGAAGCCCGCCTGTGGCAGGCGCTGAAGAACTAATCATGGCCCTCGAATCTCCAGTCCAACGTGATGGCGACGCCGGTTTCATCGGCTTCGCCAGCCGCTTGAATCCGCTGACGTTGCCCGCCGGTATGTTGCAGGATTCGGTAAACATGCGCTTGGATCGTGGAGTCGCCCAGACGCGCAAAGGGGCCAAGCGGCTGGCCGACGCCATCTCGACGGCGGACGAACCGCTGACGCTGTCATTCACGCTGGCCGCCGACAAGGCCATCACCTCGATCACGTTCAGCAGCACGACAGCCACCGTTACGACCACGGCCGCCCACGGCTACACCAACGGACAGACCGTGAACATTCGCGGCGCGACCGGAGCGGACGCAGCCCGATACAACGGCGACTTCGCCATCGCGGGCGCCAGCGGTAGCACATTCACCTACACCATGACCGGCACACCGGCGGCCAACGCCACTGGCACACTGCTCGCCAACGCGGGCCCGATTGTCAAAACGACCTACTCGGGCGGCATCTTCGGCGCAGGTGTCTTCGCGTCCCGCAACTACGACAACGCCAACGAATACGTTGTCATGGCTGGACCCGACAGCGCCTTCCTCTGGCGCAACACTTCGCCTACAGACACCGTTGTCACGGTCGGCTATCCCAGCTCTCCCGACGAAACCATCGACCCGCAGGACAATGTCTCAGTCGTGCAAGCCTATGACCGTTTGTATATCCTGCGCGAAGCGCCGATTGATCCGGCTACTACTTTCAAGCAGCAGTTCACGAATGCCTCGGGCATCACCGTCAGCGGCACCACGGCCACGGTCAACGTCAACACGCACGGCCTCAGCGCCGGACACCGCGTCCGCATCGAAGGGTCTTCGGTCGCCGCCTTCGACGGCCATGAGTTCGACATCGAAAGCACCAACGTCAACACCAACAGCTTCGAGATCACCGTCCCTACCGGCACCAGCAATGATGCCACGGCCAACATCAAGGTCCGCCGCGTGAAGCCGCCGATCTACTGGACCGGCAGCGGCAGCTTCGTCCGCGCCACCGGTGGCGTGCCATCGGCAGGGCCGACCTACAAGGGTATGCCGTCTGTGAGCTTTGCCAGCTACATAAACAACCGCCTCATCGTCCCCAGCGGACGCGACAGCGTGCTGGTTTCCGACATCCTTGACGCCGATCTCTACGATCCGTTCTGGCAAAGCCTGCGCACCGGCGCGGGTGGCAGTGACTACATTGTGGCCATCCATCCGTGGGTGGAGGGCAGTGTTCTTATATTTTGCCGTAAAAGCATCTGGCTCGCCTCGCTCAACCAAAGCTATGACGCCACCAACGGCGACAGCCTCATCGCCAAGCTCGACCTTCTCACTGACGAGATTGGCTGCTCGGCCCGCAATAGCATCGTCACTGCCGGACGCTATGTTTTCTTCCTCAGTGACGCCGGCGTCTATCGCCTCGACACCCAGCTCGACCTCAAGCTGCGCGGCGACACCCGCCCGCTGAGTGATCCTGTGGCCGACCTCTTTGAGCGCATCGACCAATCAAAAGTGCAGCGCGCCTTCGGCATTTGGCACAGCAACCGCTACATCCTCGCCGTGCCGACGCTGGACGCGCCCGATGACACCAACGACCTCGTCGTGACATGGAACGCGCTTAACGACCAGTGGGAAAGCCGCGACATCTACGGCATCGGCGTGGACGCGCTTGTTGTCGGCACCTACGACAATGTCCGCCGCATCTTCAACGTCCGCCGAACCGGCAAGCTGTATCTCCTTGATGAGAACGACAACGGCAAGGACGACGAGCCGACCGGCAGCCTGCAGTCCCAAGTGACAGGCACGATCAAGACCCGCCGCTACAGCATGGGCACGATGAGCAGCAAGCGATTCGTCCGCAGCCTCGCC